AATGTAATAATTGGCCTAATGGATGGACTGCTAGTAATGATGTAGTAAACTCTTGTCAAAAAAATAAACCAAAAGGAGAAGTTAGTATTAACGGTCAATGGGTAGGCGCTAAATGGGTACAAGATGACGCTTCTTGTAACCCAACCTTTAAAGGTAATGGTTGGAATGATGATGGTTGTCAAGCTAATGGATCACGTAGATACGCTAGACAAATTGATGCTAAAGGATATGATTGGGATCGTGCAGCTGACTGGATTATAAATAATTTACTTCCGAAAATAGGAACACATATTGATTCAGAAAGAGGATATCCGAGTGCTGATTTATCAATGGATGGAGAAATAACTAAAATTGAAAAATTTAAACCTGGTGTAGGTGATTGGTGGATAATAATCTATATAGATATGAAAGATTGTTTTATTTATAATGAAGCTGACAAACCAGAACAATGTACTGATATAGGTAAAAGAATGATATCAAAAAAATGTAATAATTGGCCTAATGGATGGACTGCTAGTAATGATGTAGTAAACTCTTGTCAAAAAAATAAACCAAAAGGAGAAGTTAGTATTAACGGTCAATGGGTAGGCGCTAAATGGGTACAAGATGATGATTCTTGTAAACCAACATTTAAGGGTAATGATTGGAATGATGATGGATGCGAAGGAGGATATGCCAGACAAATTGATAAAAAAGATTTGGACTGGGATAAAGCTGCTGATTGGATAATAAATACTAATAATTTAAAAGTTGGTGAAAATTTTAAAAATGGTAAAATTTTAAAAGTTGAAAAAGTTAAACCTAATTTAGGTGAATGGTGGATTAAAGTTTACACTGATTCTAATTGTTTTGTTTATGATGAAGCATTAAATACAAATCAATGTACAGATATAGGTAAAAGAAATGTATCTAAAAAATGTACACATTGGCCAAGTGGTTGGACTGCTAGTAACGATGTAGTAAATGCTTGTCAAAAAAATAAACCAAATGGTAATGTTATATGGAAAGATCAATGGGTAGGCGCAGAATGGATTATAGATGATGATTCATGTAAACCAACATTTAAGGGTAATGATTGGAATGATGATGGATGTCAAGCTGATTCAACACATAGATATGCTAGACAAATTGATGCTAAAGGGTATGATTGGGATCGTGCTGCTGACTGGGTTATGACAAATTTAATAAAAGTAGGAGATGATTTGAAAAATGGAAAAGTAACTAAACTTGAAAAATCAAAACCTGGTGTAGGTGATTGGTGGATTATAGCATATACACAAGCGAAAGATTGTTTTATTTATGATGAAGCATTAAATACAAATGATTGCGTAGATGGTAAAAGAAATGTGTCAAAAAAATGTACACATTGGCCAAATAATTGGTCAGCCAGTGATGATGTAGTGAAAGCATGTGAAAAAAATAAACCCGATGGTAGTAAAGTCATATGGAAAGATCAATGGGTAGGTGCAGAATGGCTAATTAATGACGATTCTTGTAAATCATCAAAACCAGCTTCAACACCTACAAGTTCACCTACAAGTTCACCTACAAGTTCACCTACAAGTTCACCTACAAGTTCACCTACAAGTTCACCTACAAGTTCACCTACAAGTTCACCTACAAGTTCACCTACAAGTTCACCAACAACAAGTTCACCTGCACCTAAAAGTACATCTTCACCTAAAAACACTGATACTTCAAGTGATACTACACAAATGATATTATTATTTATTGTATTTTTATTTATAATGTGTTCATGTTGTGGATTTATGTTTGTTTTAGTTAAAAATTAATTAAACTTTTAATTTAGAATAAAAACTTAAGTTTTTATTCTTGTAAAGTTTTAACAAAATATATAAATTGAATTCAAATCTAAAAATTATTTTATTAATTTAAATTAACAAAATGAATAATATGAATAATATGAATATAAGTATGAATATACGTCAAAAAAAAACAGTAAAATTTAATAATAATATTATTGAACACATAACTTATTCACCAAAAGAATACGATCGTGGACAGATAGATAGCATACTTTATCGCAGAGGATACAACAGAGTTTCTGATGAAGAGTGGAACAGTGTACATATTATACTAGATATATACAAATTATATGAAATGAATGTTCATAAAGATGCTTTTAAAAATAATCAATATCATACTAAACCAAAAGAAAATTTATAAATGTGCAGCTACAGTAATTATTTCTCTACCGAGTTCAAAACCCATACCTAATTTAGCAAATGCTCCGATTGTAGTAAAATAATCAAGAATGTACATGGAAAGTGCAGCTGTTAATGAAATTAAGAATACTTCATTAAATGTAGGTTTTCGAAGTGAATGTTTAAGAGTTAATGGTACGTAATAAGCAACAATTGCTATAGCAAAACCTTGAATAAGATATTTCAAGGCAATTTGAAAAGCACGTTTAAAGTCAATTTCTTTTTCTACTTTAATCATTTATATAATTATACTTAATAAAATTAATTTTAACAATTTTATTAATAATTAATAATTAAAATTTTTTTGCTAACTTTTATAGAATTGGTTAAAAAGTTAATTAAATAAAGAATCATGAGGGCTATCTCCAGTAAATCCTTTATTAACATATTCATTAACTAATTTTTTATTTTGTAATTTTGTCTTTAATTCTTCTCTTTTAGCTTCTAAAGTATCTAATTTATTAGATAATCTTTCAAAAGCATTTGGAGAATCTACTTTATTAATTTCACTTAAAGTGTCATATACATCTTTAATATCATTTTCAACAACATGTAGTTGTTCTAACACTGATTTTAATGGATGTTCAGTGTGATCAGTATGATCAGACTTTTCTGCTTCGGCTTTTAATTCATTAGCAATTTCATCTTTAATATTAGAAAAAGAATCCTCTTCAACAACAACATTACTTGGTTCAATAGTTTTTTTAGACTTTTCATTTTCAAGAGCCTTTCTCACTTCTTCTTCAGCTGCTATACGTTCTTCTTCTGTATATCCAGAATATTTTTCTGATGTTAATTCAAGATCTTTTTCAAGAACTTGTAATTGTTCTCGTAATTCAGCTGCTTTTTCTTCAAATGTTTGCTTTCTTTGTAATACAGCAATTGGATGTTCTGGTTTATTTGCTAATTCAGCTTGGCTTTCTTTTGTTCCTTCTCTAATTGCTTTTTCCATCATATCTTGTTTTCTTTGATGATAATGCGCATTGGCATCTTCTCTATTCTTAAGATAATTCTTCATTAATTCATTTAATTTTTCATCATCGTGTTCAACATCTTTAACATCATATGGCTCGACGTTAAGAGGAAAGAATTTACCAACAGATACAGTATAAATATCATACATATTATCAAATTTCATTAATCTTTTTGTCATTTGTTTAGCTTCTGCTACAGAATCAGCAACTCCACGTACTTTAAGCCCGTAGACATCACATTTTTGTGACATATGCGGCCCAACAATGCTAACTAAAGCATATCTTTGTCCAGAAATTTCTGGATCCTCTGAGAGATAATCTACTCGGGTACTTTTATCTTTACTCATTATATTTATACTTTTATTCATTAAAAAAATAAATAATATCAAACGAATTTAAATTTAAATATTTATAAATATAAATGGATGAAAAAGATATAAAAATACAACTATTAGAAGATGAAATAGTTTCACTTAAAGAACAACTAAAAAAATATACAAACCCAGATAGAAATAAAAAATATCAAGAAAAAAATAAAGAAAAAATATTAGAATACGCAAAAGAATATCAAAAAAAATATTATCAAGAAAAAAAACTAAAAAAACTTAATGATGAAAATAATTGAATTATTTCGTTTAATTTAAAAAATTTATTATATTCGCATATAATAAATAATGAAAAAATGTTTAGAAGAAAAATGTGATAAACGTCCAAATTACAATTTACCTAATATTAAAACAGGTATATATTGTTCAATACATAAAAAAGAAAATATGATAGATATAACACGAAAGAAATGTTTAGAAAAAGATTGTAATAATAGAGCTAATTTTAATTTAATAAATGAAAAACAAAGAATTTATTGTTCAAAACATAAAAAAGAAAACATGATAGATATAACACGAAAGAAATGTTTAGAAAAAGATTGTAATATTCAACCACATTATAATTTACCCAATAAAACAACACCAATTTACTGTTCAAAACATAAAAAAGAAAATATGATTGATATAAAAAGTACAAGATGTGTAGATAAAAATTGCAACACAATAGCTAATTATAATTTTATAAATAAAACCCCTATGTATTGTTTTATACATAAACAAAAAGATATGATAGATGTTAAAAATAAAAAATGTTTATATCAAAATTGTAACAAGCAACCGAGATATAATTTATCAAGTGATAAATCAGGATTATACTGTAAAGAACATAAACAAGAAAATATGTTTGATATATATTTACCTCGATGTTTAGAACAAAAATGTGATATTTATCCTGTCTATAATTTACCAAATAATAAAATAGGAATTTATTGTAATCAACATAAATTAGAAAATATGATTAATGTTATACGTAATTATTGTAAATGTGGTTTACAAGCTAAATATACAAAATATAAAGGTTATTGTTTCAAATGTTATATTGATTTATTTCCTGATGATAAAATTGTTAGATTATTTAAAATTAAAGAAAATCTTATTATGAATTTTATTAAACTAAATTATAGTAACGAAAAATGTATTTTTGATAAACAATTACAAAATAAATTAAGACCTGATTGTTATATAAATAAAGATAATTATGGTATCATAATTGAATGTGATGAACATCAACATAAGAAATTTTCAAAGGATGAAGAAAATGAACGTATGGAAAGTATACAAGGTATAATTAATAAACCAATAATATTTATAAGATTTAATCCAGATAATTATTTATTAAATAATAAAAAAATTATGTCAAGTTTTAAATTGAATAAAGAAAGTAATACTTTAGAAGTAAGAAATGAAAAAGAATGGAATAATAGATTAACCGAATTAAAAAAATCTATAGATTATTGGTTGGTAAATAATCCAGATACAGACTTAACAGTTAAATATTTATTCTATAATAATTAAAATCACCATATAAGGTTATAGTAATTATTTGTCGCGCGGGGGCAAAACCCCGCATTTCGTCTAATTTTAATTTTAAATTTAATAGTAAATATTAACAACAAGATGGCTTTCTTTAGAAAAAATACTTTGTTAATAGATTTAATGAATAAATTTAATTCAATGGAAAACAAAATTGATACTTTACAATCTAAAATGGAATCAGTTACTTATTTAGATGGATGTTGTAATTGCCATGAACGTGAAACAAAAATTTATAAAGATTTACAAGATTTTTTTGAAAACAAATTTGAAAAGATGAAAAATGATATTTTAGATAACATCCCCAAAGAAAATAATGATAATGTTAATTTAGTAGAACAAATTGTTCAAATTATTAAAGATACACATGAAAAAAACAAAGAAGAATTAACTACTGTTTTATCTGATATATGTAAAACACAAAATGAAAATAAATGTAGTGTAACCCCAATTACTGAAACACAATTAAGAGAAAATATTGCCAGTTTATATACTACTTTAGTTACAAATCATGCTAAATTTGATGAAAGATTACGTAATAAAATTGATGAATTAAAAATTAATATTAAAGAAAATGACATTTCATTAAGAACTAGTTTACAAGATATTCTTATTAGCATTAAAAATGATATTATATCTTCAGTTAATTCAAATCAAAATAACGATAAACAAAATAACAAACAAAATGACAATCTAGATAATTTTATTAAAAATATGACAGAACAAGTAAACAGTATTAATGATAGAGTTGATGGGTTTTATTTTGAAAACGAAACTATTAAACATCAATTATTATTAGAAGAAGAAATTAGAGGGTATAATGATGATATTGATCAGATTAAACTCTTAATTGAAAATGTTAAATCAACAATTGAAGATACATTGGATATTAATGGATTTGAACATTTAAAAGCTAAATACCATAATCTTTAGACACATGGGAAAAAGCGCCAATTAGTTTTAGGGTCTGTTTTAGCCATTTCTTCAACTATTTTTTTAAATACTTCATCATTTTGTCTTAATTTATCAGCACTTTTAAGTAAACTAAAATATTTAGAAAATTCTGGTAAATCTAAAATTTGAAAAAATTGATGTAAAATATAACTGTAACTAATCATATTTTTTCTTTTACTAGTTTTGTATTTTTCAAAAGGTGCTTGTATCTGTTGAAACATTGTTTTAATTTTTGTTTCTATTTCTTGAGTTAGTACAAATGGAGGTCTATTATTAATTCTATTTATAATTGATATAACATTATCATAATAATCATTTAATTCTAATTTCTTTAGATACTTTTTAACTTTATCTTCTGTTAATTTTTTAAGATCTTTAATTCTTTCTTTATGAGCTTCCATTATAACTTTATCTAATACTTCTTGTGGAATATTTTTATGTTCTTTGGCTGTAAACCGCCTCAACCATTCGTCAAGGTGTGTCTCTTTTTGATATGTAAATTGTGGTCTGTAATCCATTTCTTGTTGTTCTTTATAACTCAATTCAGTAGCTTGTTGTAAACATTGTTTACTAGCACCGCAATTACTGCAAGATGCAAAACCCTGAGATATATCTAATACAATATTACAATTATCACATAAACTATCTTTAGTATTATTTAAATTTCTTCTTGATACATAACTAGGATCTACAATTTTCATATACTCATCTGTAATATTGTTTTTCGTATAATTAATCTCATTTAATTTTGCTTCAATATCATCTATTTCATCTATTTCATTTTTATTAATAAGATTTTTTTCTGTTTCTTCTAATTCCATATAGTTATTAATTAAATGACACGTTTGTAATATATAATCAGTCATTATGTCACCTGATGATATATATTTTATTTCTTTTTCTATAAAAGAATTTCTATCCAATAATTTTCTAATTTTTATACCAGATTCACTATCATAATATCTAGTATTATTTATTTTTTTTATAGCAACTTCTCTATTTATTGTTTCTATTAATTCTAAATTTTTTTTTATTTCATCTTCATACCCCTTTATAATTTTATTTAGATTTTCTTTAGATAATTCATCCATTTTATCATCGTGAATTTTCATTATAGAATTATAATTTTTAGACTTTATATATTTTTTTTTAGAATTTATTGGTTTACGCCCGGTATCTTCTTTTTTTTTTCTCATCTTAATATAAGTATAAAAAAAATATTTTTAAATACAAACACATAAGCATAAAATCTATTTTACCTTTTAAACGCGATTTTAAAGTAAAAAATATTTATTTATAATATTTAGTAATTATAATAATATATGTCTATTAGAGATTTAATCTTAAATTTTTTATATAAATTCTTTTTTATTTTAAAAGCCGCCGCTGATGGTACAATAATAACTTATATTGGTGGTAATAAATTTGAATTTAAAGCACCCCCACCATTAATAAAATTTAATTCTAATTCTTTTATTTCAAAATACTCAAAAAATCTTCCATTGTTTATATTAAAAAAATAATTTCGCGTAAACCCCTAAAAAATAATTTACTTTCTTTTTATTAATGGAAAACATTACATTTAGAATTGCCAGTGTCGCAGATGCAAGTATTATGAGTGAACTTAATTCTAAAAATTTACCTGAAAATTATCCTCTTTATTATTGGATATACCAATTACTTTTTTCAAAAAATTCTTTTTTAGCATTCAACGGAGTTCATTTAGTTGGTTATATATTTTCATTTTCAACTGAACAAGAACAAACAATTCAAACCGCAACTATTTGTTCTTTAGTAGTTGATTCAAATTATAGAAAACTTGGAATTGCTAGTAAATTATTAGATTTAGCTAAAAATTCTTATACGACACCTATTAAATTATATTTACACGTTAATACTAAGAATGAAAACGCTATTAAATTATATAAAAATAATGGATACCAAATAACTAAATTAGTACCTAAATATTACTCTGTAAACGAAGATGCTTATCATATGTCTTGTTTTAAAAATTTTTAAATTAAAATAAATTGAATTTAAAGTTAAATTTCTCTTTATATTAAACACAATGCTATACTTTGCTTTTTACGTTCTACTTTTTAGTTCTTCTACTTTTGCTTTTCCACAAGCATGTACTTCACCAACACCAACACCAACACCAACACCAACTACTTTAGAATTTAACGAAATTAATAACGGATTTAATAGTACTTGTATTACTGATAATGATTGTTTTGGTAATCTTGTTTGCGGTGGAAGCACCGGAACTTTATGTAGTAGTTGTGGTCCACAACTAGGTGAAAATAATGGTTGTACAAATCCATTTCAAACTATTTGTGGAAGTTGTGCAGTAGGTCTTGGTTTTGCTCCTAGCGCTGGATATAGTTGTCTCAATAATTGTGCTTAACTTTTAGAAAAAGTTAAATCAAAATACCTTTAAATTTTGTAAAAGTTTTTTTAAAGTGTTTTATTAAAAGTGATGTTTCCTTTTAATAAAAAACAAAAATATATTGAAGCATTATGTATTTTAGTTAGAATTCATTTAAATGGTGACAATGAAAAAGCAACTTTACGATTAAAAAATTTTATTCGTAAAATGGCATCATTTCCTTGGTATTTATATACAGGGTACACTAGAGATTCGTATTTAGATATGTTTGATAGTGAAATCATTAGTGGTAGAAAAACAGATTCAAAAATCAGTGAAAAATGTGAACTAGAACACATAGTACATCAAATAGCAAGTAATTTGATACAAAAAATGTATGATGATGAATATGAAAGACTAATGAATCAAAATAGAATTACTAGAATTAAAACTGGTTTTGGAGCTAATGGTACAGGAGGTAATATTAATATTGACATGAATTTAATCGCTCGTAATACTAGACAAGAAACTATTCAAATTATAGTTTCCGATATAAGAATGATATTTACTGTACATGAAAATATACAATCAGCAAATGATATGGATGATTTAGTGGAAGCATTAATAAGACAAATTAAAGGAGAACCTATACGTGGGCTTCCGCGCCCCTAAAGGTAAACTAACGTTTACTTTAGTTTTACGACGGAATCGATATTCCTTTTGATATTTGTAACTAAATTATTAAATTAAAAATATAGGCGAAGCCTTTACTAATTTTCTTTTGGTTGTATACTTAATTTCATCTGAATATTATTTAAAATGTCATTCTTTAACACTGAACTCAATGCTTTTTTAACATTTTGTTTATTTAATTCTTTCTTTAATTCTTTTATTGCGTTTTCATACAATACAAAATCAAAATCTGGTTCAGTATCTTTTTTGTACTTTGTTATAAATTCTTTTAGTTTAACTTTTAACTGATCTAATATAGGATCAGTTAACAATTCGCATGTATCTTTTAATCCCTTAATTACTGTTACTGTATTACCATCTGCATCTTCTATTAAAGCATTATATGTAGGTGGTTTCTTTTTAATATATTTTACAGCATGATTTTCTGGATGTTCAGAATCGCATATCATTTCCTTTATATAATCAGATAACAACAAATTTACTTTATCATTATTAAATTTCTCTTTATAACCTACCATTTCTTTATCATCATCCATCTTTTCAATTATATGTTTAATTTTATCTGTTTCTATATGATTCATCTGTAATTTTGTTATAGGATTTATCTCAATTTTTACATTTATAAACGTATTTACACCAATACCAACATTACCACTATTATTATTAATAGCACTTACTGTATTAGCACTTAATTGTTCTATAATTTTATCTTTATTATTAATTAATTCATATAATTCTTTTTTTGATATACATAATTCTTCTTTATTAGCATGTCTATTATAATTAGATTTTGTTGAAAAATTAGTATTACATAATTTACATAATAAATTACTCATTGTTTATTATATTAACATATTATTTTATTATTTTTAAATAAACGGATTTAAAAGATTTTTAGATAATTATTTTAAATTATATACACTTTCATCGATTCATTTTATACTATTTTAGTGATTTTTATATTAAAAAAGATTATCTTAGATTTAATTTATTTAAGAATTCAAGATTAGTCTTTAACAAGATTTTTAATATTATCTCTAAATTATCGGTTCGTGTATTTAAAATACAATTTTTTTATATACATCTGAAGATTAGTTTTTAAGGCATCGGGAGGTTTTTACCTGATAACTTTTTAAACCATTTTTTTTTTAAAATTAGACCTGACATTTTAGAGATAATATTTTTAATTCCCATTTTTCTTTAAATTACATTTTTAAATTTATCATATTTTAGTTGTTTTTACTTTTTAAAGATTAATATAAAAAATAATTATAAGTATCTCTAAAATACGTACTAAAAATATAAAAAAACAGGTGTTTTAAAAAAGTGAAGATTGGACAGGGGGCGTTTTTTTCTAAAAAAGACGTTTTTTGAAAAATGATTTTCGAAATTTTTTTGATTTTTGTTTAAAAGTAACTTTTTTTTTTTAGGTCCAAAAATTTTTTTGAAAAAACGTCTTTTTTAGAAAAAAAGGATCCCTAATTCTTAAAAACTAATCCAATGTTTATCAGGTGTTTTTAAAAATACTCTCGTTTTCATAAGTTTTATCGATTCATTTTATGTTTTTTTAAAAATGTATCTGGATTAAAATAGATTTAAACACAAATAATTATAACTCTTAACTAAATTATGAGAATAGATTCAATTATACTTCATAGTGTATATAATTATAATTTTATGCTAAGGGGCTTTCGCACGAATTTTAACAAACAAACTGTATACAATTTGTCAAGTCGTTTTAATCAGATACCCCCAGATTATACAAACGTTAAAACAATGGCATTAATGAGTTACAACGCTTATTTAGAATTAAATGATACTAATTGGGAAAAGGTACCTTACGACATTAATAAACCTATAAGTAATGAATATGACAATGTAAAAGGATATCTTTTTAAAAAAGACAACATTAATATAATTGCTATTAAGGGAACTACTATAAATTTTGTTCCTTTTACTGAATTAAATAATGATTACTATACATTTAATCAAGAGTCTTTTTCGTCGTTTGGGCGCGAAAGCCCAACCGTTAAGAATGATCGTTTTAATGACAACATGTTTTTTAGTTGTTGTTATTATAAACAAAGTAAAGACTATATAGATTATTTAAATAATACAGTTTGTCACATAAATAATGAAAAAATATGTAACAAGTCTTGCTATACTGAATCGATGAATATAGATTTAAATTACATTAATATTATTACTAGTATTATTGAAATGATGAAAAAAGATATTAATTTTGATACTGAAACAGTTGTATTTACTGGCCATAGTTTGGGTGGAATGCTTGCTACAATAATGGGTATGAAATATAATAAACAAGTTATTTCATTTGATAGTCCTGGTACAAGACATTATATAAATTTGTTAAATTTACAAGGAAATACTAATCAAATATACCATTTTAGTCATACAGCTGATTCAATAGCTCATGGGCATTGTGGATCTGCGTGTTGGACTTGGGGTTATTATCTTGATACAGAATGTCATATAGGAAATACATGTGTTTATGATTCTAAAAAAAAACTTGGTTATTTTGATGGAATTAGATATCATCAACTTAAATGGATAATAGACTATATCTTACCACATTGGGAAACTGATTTTCCTGAATGTATTTTTAATAAACCTTGTAAAGAAAGAAATTGTGAAAAATGGGAATATGTTAATTAAAAATGATTTAAAATTAAAATAAATTAATGTTTATGACAAATATATATGTCCTAAAACTTGAGCAAAATAAATATTATATAGGTAAAACTAATAATATTAATATAAGATTAAATGACCATATGAGTGGTAATGGTTCTCAATGGACTAAAAAATATAAACCTATTGAAATTACTGAAGTAATTCCTAATTGTGATGATTTTGACGAAGATAAATATACCAAAATTTATATGAATAAATTTGGAATATACAATGTAAGAGGTGGAAGTTATACTAAAATAGTTCTTTCTAAAGAAGAAATAAGTCTTCTTGAAAAAGAAATTACAGGAAGTACAGATAAATGTTATAATTGTAACAAACCAGGACATTTTTCAAAAGAATGTAATTTACTTGAAGAAGAAAACGAAGACTATGAAAGTGAGAGTAACTTTGAAAAGGAAAATGTATTACCTGTTAAAAACAATAGTATATTTAATATATTTACAAGCGCTATACAAACATTTTCTAATATAGTATCTGAATTTGATAAAGCTAATAGAAATGTTTGTTATCGTTGTGGAAGAGATACTCATTTTGCTAACAAATGTTATGCTAAAACGCATATAAATGGTTATAGATTATAATTCGTCGTAAGGGCGCGAAAGCCCTTTTAATTTAAAGTGAATAAATACAATGCTTGGTTAATTTCAGCCAACATTTCATCTCTAATATTTAAAAGATGTGTATCAGATTCTTTAACAAATTTAGGTAATTCATGTTTTAAAAATGTAATGTATTCATTCAAAATTTCTATAATACTTGAATCATTTAATTGTTTTACAGTTACAGAAAAAGTACTTGTAAATTTTGGTCTTTTGTATCCACCAATATATACTTCAATAAATTTATCAATTAATCCTGATAAATTTCCGTGTAATTCATCAGATGCTTTATGTCTAGCAAAATTAGTTGTTTCCCAGTGATACAATTTAATATTTAACATCATATGAAAAAAGATTTGTACAATTTGTTCACAACCCATACTTGCTTTCTTTTATATAATTAGTATATAAAAAAAAATATAGTTTTAAAAAAATAGAATTTTAAATATAATATAAATCTAGTAAATGTCTTTGTAAATAATCTTTATATTTTTGTTTACTAAGATTAAAATCTTTAGATTTGAATATTGAAAAATCTTTCAAGCGAAGGTTTAAAATTGACGCGAAGTCCATAACTATATGCTTGAGGTCTTCTCTTAATTATATATTTAATAGTTCTTTTCATTAATTTATTTTTGTCTTTGTTAGATATTTCTTCACTTCCTCCAATTTGATTATTTTCAAATTTCATTAAATTATTATCAATAAGTACAAAAAGTAAAGCTGCTACTACACATCCACTACGTTGCCGCCCCGCATGACAGTGTACTAGTATATTTTTCTTTTCTTTTAATAATTTTTTCAATAAAAATGGTAAAACTTTATGTAAATATTGTTCCATAATGTAGATATCATGTTCTAATAAACTATCATATACAGGTATTCTATAAGTTTCTAATTTAGAAATACCATATTCAGCTGGATCTATAACGTCGAAAATAAATGGAATATCAACAGAACAATTTATAATAACAGATATATTGTTTTCCTTGATAAATTTAGGGTCTAAAGCTGCTTTCATATTTCCTAACCATATTTGCCCAGATACAATATTGTTAAATATTGGTCCCGCATTTATATTGTCGTCACCAGGAATAATATTATTGACATTATCGAAATAATTATATAACATACTTTTCTAATTATAATAAACATTTAAAAAAAAATTAAAGAAAAAACTTTAAACAAAGTAAAATATGAATTTTATTTTAATTTTATATTATAACAAATAAGATGAAAAAGAAAGAGCCAAAAAATGTTAGCTCAGGATATCGTATTATTAAAAAAGAAGAAAGTGATTCTGATTCAGAAAGTTCACGACCTAAATATCAAGGTAAAAAATATCAAAAAGAACAAACTGAAACTACTCAAAATACAGATGAAGATTATAGTTCTGATTCTGAAGAAAATGGTAAAAAGTACAAATATACTAGTTTAACTGATACTAATTATAAAGGTAAAAGTAAACAAGCAGAAATGACTAAAGAACAAATTAAAGAAAAATTAAAAGGATATAAAGCATTGAAAACAACAACTGATAAGAAAATTTTATTAGAATTACAACCATTTAAAACATGGGTTAGATACTTTAATACTGAAACAAAACAATTTAGAGTTGGTGGTTTATTAAAATTAGTTGACCCAGATCTTAGATATATAATGTTAGTTAATACTGCTAAAGGAATTACTTGGTCAGTTCAATTAAATGATAATATAATTTTTATACCTGATCTTGAAAAACAAAAAGAAAAATTAAAGGAAAAATTAAAAGAAGAATGTGAAAAAGATAAGCTTTATAAAATGTATAAAGCTGGAAAATTAAAGAAGAAAGAATAATCGGGGTCATGCCCCCGAACGACGTTTTGATTAAACTTTTAAATTTAAATAAAATGAAATTTAAAAATAAAATAATAGTAATATCAATGTCATCTGTAAATAAAAGATTACTAAAAGAATTAAGATTATTAACAATTCAACAAAATTCAAAGAGTTTACTTGAAAATGACTACTTAGTTTCATTTGATGAATCTGATTTATCAAAAGTATTTGCTATAATTAAAGGTCCAAACGATTCTGTCTACAGACATAAATTTATTAGATTAAATTTTAATATTCCTGAAAATTACCCACATTCTCCTCCAAAAGTTTCATTTGTTAATTATGATTCAGTTAGAATTCATCCTACCTTATATGAAGATTCACGTGTATGTACAACAATACTTAATACATGGCCATCTGATAATGAAAAGTGGTCAAGTTCAATGGGTATTGAAACAGTTATTTTAACATTTTTAAGTTTTTTAGATAATGAACCTTATAGACATGAACCAGGTGGTCATAATAATGAAAGTTATACTGAATACGTATTACATCAAACTTGGTATACATGTTTAATTAGGTATCTTGAGAATAGAAATGAACAACCAGAATTATTTACAACATTTATATCAAATTATCTTTTAATGAATATATCTGATATCATACAGGATCTTAGAGATCTTAATGAAGACTATCCTCCAGATGCTTATGAAACAAATTGTTTTTATATAGGTTATTATATGGTTAATTATATACAAATAATGAATAAATTAAGTGAATGGTATAATTTCATTGATTATAAAGAAAATATAGAATATGAAAATGTTGATCTTTCATTTAATGATTTTTCAAATACAGATTATTCCTGTAACATTTGTTTTGATACAAATGGGGTCATGCCCCCATACGACGTGACACAAACACAAACACAAACACAAACACAAACACAAACACAAACACAAACACAAACACAAACACAAACACAAACACAAACACAAACACAAACACAAGACGAACAAATTAAATTATCTTGTAAACACACGTTTCATATTGAATGTATTAAATTACATGTAAAAAATAATGGTAATATTTGTTCATTGTGTAGAACAGATATTAGTACAGAAGACCTTGAAAAAATTAATGATACAGAAAACCATACAGAACATGAAAACGCGTCGTTTGGGGGCGTAATCCCAAATTGGATTATTAATCCAGAAACAAAAAGAAAGGTAAAGATTGGAAGTAGAACTTATAAAAGATTAAAATTAGAAAACATTATTTAGTGAATTATTTATAATTACTATATAATTCATCTAAATCCAAATTTTCTGAATCTTCTGAATCTTCAGAAAAAAAATCTTCAATTTCAGAAAATGTAGGAGAAACTGATGCTTTTCTTTTTTTTCCATTTAAAATAATAGAATCATCATTTAAATCACTTAAATTATCTGTTTCTAAAGATAATTCTTCTGGTAAATTTTCGTGTTTAGGATTTTGTAAATTATCTGAATTATCGCTATCAGAGTAGTTATCAGAATTGTTGTCAGAATTGCTGTCAGAATTGCTATCACCATAATTTAAAGCATATTTATTAAAATATTTAAAGAATATATTATCAAAATTTTGAATTTTATGATAACTAATTAGTTCTTCGAAATATTTATTTATTTTTATAAAGTCTTCTGGAGTTTTATTTATAGCAAGAGATAAATCTGTATAATGTAATAATAAAAATTTAATACGATCTTTTATATTTTCTAATTCATCATTTGATAATAACATATTATATTTTAATGTAGGATATAGTTTCTTTTCTAATAAATGTGAAGTATTTTCTAAATAACCTATATATCGTCTTATATATCTATCTAATTGTTCTGGAGTATTTTTATGTAAATAATCAATAATATAAGTAGTATCATAAAATAAATTAAGAATACGTAAATGAATAAATAACAAAGACCATGCTAAACAATGTCCGCTATTTGAATCAATTGAATTTTGTTTAGCTTGTAAACCTTTAGGACAAGAATTTTGAACATTTTTAAATGTATAAAACATACTTCTAATAGGAAGTAATTTATTAATTAACACTTTTATATGTTTCTCAATATTATATGGTAATTCATAAGTTGTTCCGTTAAATTTATTACCATGTGGTTCAAAAAATTCAATAGTAGCTGATTGATTATCAACAATTATTAAATTAGAATGAGCACTTTTATAATTTAAATTAAGACGTAATGGAATTATATAAAATCTGGTATTAGATAATTTACATCTTTCGATTGATTCATATAATAGTTCGGGTACTTTATAAGTAAAGTTTACAAAATCCAAAGTTATAAAATAATCTGTTATATATATTGATTTAAATGGACATATACTACTATCAAATGCAGAATATAAATTTTTGAACAATATTACATCAAAATACTTTACAAAAATATCTTCTGATAAATATATAGATTTAGATGGTTCTGCTAAATTTAAATTTGGTAATAATATATTATTATTTAAATCGTGAATTATTTCACTATTTATTACTTCATCAATATAAAAACTATTGATACCTGCATTAAGATTACCTTGATCGCTAATGCGACCAGCGTTAAGATTACTTTCACTACTCATTATTATTATCTAATAAATTAAAAAAATTGAATTTTTTTAATTAGTTTAATAAAGTAAACAAAGGAAAACATGAATCCTCAAGAAAAATACAATCAAGTATGCGAACAAGTTCGTTGTCTAGAAAAATCAATAAATTTTATATATAACTATAACACAAAAATTGAATGTGAAGATAAATTAAAAAAAGTTAATAAATTACTAGATGATGAATATCGTTATGGTAGTAGCTATTATGATTTGAAATGTCTTTTTAAATATTTAGATGAACTTTCACAAGTTTTAATGTAATGGGCTTTCGCGCCCAAACGACGAGTGAATTAATCTTCTTCTAATTTTTCATCAACTATATCACCAGTTCTAGATACAAACACTTTAAGTTTATGTGTTTTAGCAAATTTTTTCTTTAATCTATCCATTTCTTCTTGATCATGATCACGTTCTTTATCATATCTATTATTATAATTTTGATCATGGTATTCCCAAATTTTAGGATGACCTACTCTAAATGAATCATGTGGCACTGCCTTATACCAATAAATTTGATCTTTTAAATCATTACTGTTACCAGATGTTTTAACAACTAAACATTCATGATTCTGTGTACAGCTATCTAAGATATTACAAAAGTGGTCAAAGCTGGGTATCATACCACAATAGTCGTCGTAAAGTTTTTTTCTATTTTTAATGCTAGGTTCATTGAAAATAAAGACATAATCGATATTAGAACGTAAATTTGGAGGAATACCTACAGGATACTGCATAGTTAAAATAAAAAATACATTGTAATGTCTACCTTCAAAAAATATTTGTTGGATTGTTTTATCTTTTTTCCAAGAAGCAGCATCTGACATCATATCATCTAAAATAACAAATGTTCTATTTCCTGGATGTTTACCATTAGTATCTTTATATCCATTTTTTTTAGCATGTTTTATTTTCTGAGATTGTTTCATCATTAAATTCGTAACTAATTCTGGTTTATATTCTGGATGAATAAATGTATCAGGAATAAAATCACCAAAAAAAGGATTAGCTTCTTCTGTTCCTGAAAATACTAATCCCATCGGAATTTCTTTATGATTAAAAAATATATCTCTTGCTAAGTAAGATTTACCCGAGCGCCTTTTTCCGTAAAGCAAGATAGTAGCATCATGACTAAGGCTTTTTATCTTAAACTTTTTTAATGACAATTTTTCAAAATCAGCGTTCATCTTAATATATAAATAAGATTTAAAATAAATTTATTTTAAACGCAAAATTAAAGATTTCCCACATCTTCGGAAAAAAATTGAATTTTATTTAAATTCTTAAATTAATATCAAATGGGTAAAAAGTGTAATTTTGAAGGGTGTGAAACATATTCTACTTACGGAATAGATAAAAATACACCTCTTCATTGTAAAAAACATAAACTTGATAATGAAAAAGACGTGCTTAATAAAATGTGTGAAAAATGTAATGTTAAGCAAGCTACTTATGGAACTGAGAAAAAGAAACCAATTTGGTGTAAAACTTGTAAATCAGAAGAGGCATTTGATGTAAAACATAAAATGTGTGAAAATGAAAAATGTAGTACTAGACCAACATTTGGTACAACTAAAGCTGTTCGATGCTTATTACATAAGAAAAAAGATGATAAACCGTTTGGTTATAAATATTGCGAAGTAAAAAATTGTAAATTAATTCCTAGTTTTTCCGATAACATTAATAATGTAGCTTTAAGATGCAAAAAACATAAGTTAATTAATTGGGTTGATGTTTCTCATCAAAGTGCCCTTTGTAAATTTGAAAATTGTAATACTCAAAGTGTTTTTGGATTAAAAAATGGGAAAGCTGAATACTGTTCTAAACACAAAAAAGAAAATATGATTGATTTAAAACATGATAGATGTTTATTTGATGGATGTGATATTCAAGCAACTTTTGGTGAATTAAATGGTAAAAGAATATATTGTACTACACATAAAGAAGATACTCATATTTCTCTTAATTATATGATTAATGGTGAATTATATACAGCATTGTATAATCTTTTTGGTTCAGTAAAAGGTAAAGATAAAAAATTAAAAAGAACATTTGATTTAACAATGGATTTTCTTTTAAATATATACGAAAAACAAAACAAACAATGTTTTTATTGTAAAAATACTTTAAATGTAAAAAATTGTAATAAGAAAAATCTTGACCAAGTATCTATTGATAGAAAGGATAGTTCTTTAGGACATACTAAAGATAATTGTGTTTTAACTTGTTTATTTTGTAATTTTAGTAAATCCAATAGTTCAGTTGATACATATAAATTGTTTTTGAAATTTATCAAGAATCCAAAACTAAAATACAAATTTGAAATTGAAGATAAAACTATTGATTGGATTACACCAATTGTATATAGAATAAAACATCGAAATAAAAATCCAAATACAGATATTACAAAGAAATGGTTAAAAGAACAATTTGAAGAACAAAAAGGATTATGTAAATATACTAAAATCCCAATGATTATAACAGCTGAACCAAGATTCATATTTCAACCATCTATTGAACGTGTAGATTGTACAAAGAAATATACAAAAGATAATTGTGTATTGGTATTACTCGCTACTAATTATGGAAGAAGTGATTTTCCACTTGAAGATTATCTTGATTATGTAAAAAATTTAAAGAAACGTTTGTAAATAGGTCCGAAAGGACCTTGTATATATTTACTTAATCCCCAAATTTTTTTTATTTACTAAATACAATAATGGATAATATATCAAATAGACCTACACTTCAAGAATTTCGTGATGTTCCAATAGAATCTTGGACACTAGAAAAATTAATACAAATATGTAAAGAATTTGGATTGAGAATATTGACAGTAAATAATACTATCTCTTCAAAGAGACAATTAATATCTAAAATTACGAGTTATTTAAATAGACAATTAATGAATAATATATCAAATAACCCTACACTTCAAGAATTTCGTGATGTTCCAATAGAACTTTGGACACGAGTAAAATTAATAGAAATATGTCAAGAATTTGGATTAAGAGTATATCCTAGCTCTACAAAAAGACAATTAATGTCTAAAATTATAAATTATTTATTAATTGAACAAGATCGTAGTGGACCAAATGAACTTCTTTCTGATACTTATCCAGAACTTAATGGAATGACATTGTCAAGATTTAGATCTGTACCAAGTGAAAATTGGATTCGAGAACAATTAATATGGATAGCTGAACAAGGTGATATAGATACAACTGGAACAACAAGACAATTATATAATAGAATTTTACAAAACTTACAACAAGAAAATAATGGTGATTATAACAATCATAGACAACTAGAACCAGAACCAGAACCAGAACCAGAACCAGAAATAGATAATTTAAGTGAAATTTCTGAATCGCGTTGGGATGGAAATGAAAGTGAACACGAACTTGAATCTACACATTCTGAAGCCGTTTCAGAAGAAGACATAAACGATTTTTCTAACATAACCTCTAGTAAAGCTGATATCAACGAAATTAATGAATTTACATCTAGTCAATGTAAAAACGAGGATTTAATTATGGGTGAACCATATACAGTTGACACTAATGATGATGTATTTATAATGTATATTCAAAAACCAAATTCAAATAATTTTAATGATACAGGGATTTGTGTTTCAAAAACTGAAATTAAAGAATATCTTAAAAGTGATTTAACAGAAGATAACCCCAAAGTATTAATGACTTTATGGACAGGTAAAGATTTAGATAACAGTGGCCAATATGGTAAACCAAGTGGAAGAATTATTGTTAAAATGCCACCATTTAACACTTTTGTTACATTAGGTTCATTAGAACAAATGATTAAAAATGATTATAATAAAGAATGGTTTTTATATCCATTATATAATGGAAAAAGAAGAAGAATTGGTAATTTACAAGGAAGTTATGGTTCTAGTCAAAATCATGGTCAAATTCCTGGAAGTATAATATATAAAGCATATAGCAAAAAACAAATATTAAAAGACATTCAAATTAAAGAAGAATATAGTGATTATCCTTTATTTATTTATGACAATTTTAGACCAATTCAACAAATTTTAAATGAACCAAGTATAAAACAATTATCACATACATTAATACACAGTTTGTTAAATTAAAACTATTTTATCGCGGTAAAACACATAAATAATAATTCTGTTCATTTATAATGGTTAAAAAAGTAACTTTTAATGAAACTCTTGAAATTTTCACTTATGATCAATTTTCAAAAATTGATGATACACCATGGTTTAAAAAATTAAAATGTCGTATTATAAAAAAATTTAATTTAATGATTAATAGTAATGGATAAACAATTTGATTGGGAACAACAAAAACATAATAAAGAATTGGAAAACGAATCAGATAGTGAAGATTATAATATTTTTGATGTTCAAGAATATGAAATAATTGATTCATCTGATTCACCACCTATTAATTTTAGAAAAATGAAACTTACATGGAATGAATATTTTAAAAAATTATATAATATATCACTAATTTTATTAATAAGTACAATTATTTATTTTTATTATGTTTATGGTAAAACAAATACGCCAAATAATAATGAACTTTCTAAAATTTAATTTTCTTTACATATTTTATTATGTCAACAAAATACCAAATTGTTAATAAATTATTTAATGAACAAGATGAACAACTAGCTCAATTATTAAAAACTATTCAGTCACAAAAAGAAATTGCCGAGAATATTAATTTAGAACTTGAATCTCAAAATAAATTATTAGATGAAACTACAAATAAAGTAGAAAATACATCTGAAAATCTTAAAAATTCTAATTTTAAGATTAATAATTTTATAAAACAAACTAAAAAATGGTGGTTTTGGTAAATTTATTCAACATGTTCTTCTTCAACAGGTTCAACGACAGGTTCTGTTACAGGTTCAACGACAACAACTGGTTCAACGACAACGACAGGTTCAACGACAGGTTCAACGACAGGTTCTGTTACAGGTTCAACGACAACAGTTTCTGTTACAGGTTCAACGACAGGTTCTGTTACAGGTTCAACGACAACAGTTTCTGTTACAGGTTCAACGACCGGTTCTGTTACAGGTTCTGTTACAGGTTCAACGACCGGTTCAATGACAGGTTCAACGACAGGTTCAACGACAGGTTCAACTACTGGTTCAACGACAGGTTCAACGACAGGTTCAACTACAACAGTTTCTGTTACAGGTTCAACGACAGGTTCAACGACTACAGTTGGTTCTTCTACTGTTTCTTGAACAGTATTAACTTGTATATTGATTTTTGAACGTTGTACTCGTGGTAAGGCTTCTGATAGACGGACCATTTTTATATTATATAAAAATATAATAATTTTTTAAATTGAACAAATAATACTTTTTACGTATTTTGTTGATTTTTTTTTTAAAAGTTTATATTAAAAATGAGTGAACTTTATTTTGATTACGAATTTATATTTACATCTGGTACATTTGATTCAAATGTATACAATTTATGTACATTAGAAGATACTACTGGTAATAGATTAGATGATGTAAAAAATGTTATATTAGAAATTCAAAGAATTTTTACACAATTACCAGGATTACATATTTTTTCTACATTTTTACAACAAAACCAATATAGATATAAAATAACTGTAAATAATGTTGATTGGCATTAAAATTGATAATTTTATTTAATTAGAAGTTAACCATTAAAATTTTTTTTAATAGTTAATATTAATTATGATTAGACAAGCTGGTCCAAATCAAAGAATTTTAACTACACAAGGTCTACAAGGAGATCAAGGTCCTCCCGGACCACCTGGACCACCAGGACCACCAGGACCACCAGGTTTGATAGGGGTTATAGGTCCGAAAGGAGACCAAGGTATTCAAGGACCACAAGGTGAAGAAGGACCACAAGGACCACAAGGGCCTAAAGGTGATCAAGGTTTTAAAGGTGAATGTGGTCCTAAAGGTGATCAAGGTTCTAAAGGTTTACAAGGTATTCAAGGTATAAAAGGTTCTAAAGGAGATACAGGATTAAAAGGAGATCAGGGACCTAAAGGTGATCAAGGTCCACAGGGTCCAAAAGGTTTACAAGGTATTCAAGGACAAATTGGTTTACAAGGACCAAAAGGACTAGAAGGTCGACAAGGTCATAAGGGAGATCAAGGAGAGCAAGGATTACAAGGAAAAGACGGAAAAGATGGTTTAAATGGAAAAGATGGTTTAAATGGAAAAGATGGAATAGATGGAAAAGACGGAAACGACGGTTTAAATGGTTTTGATGGAAAAGATGGTTTAATTGGACCTAAAGGAGAACGTGGTCAAACTGGATTACAAGGTATAAAGGGTGATCAAGGTATTCAAGGACCTAAAGGAGAACAAGGATCGATTGGCTTACAAGGTCTACAAGGTCTGAAAGGACCTAAAGGAGAGCAAGGACCAATTGGTTTACAAGGATCACAAGGAAAAGATGGATTAAATGGAAAAGATGGTAAAGACGGTTTAAATGGAAAAGATGGAATAGATGGAAAAGACGGAAACGACGGTTTAAATGGAAAAGATGGAACAGATGGTTTAATTGGACCTAAAGGAGAACGTGGTCAAACTGGTTTACAAGGCATAAAGGGTGATCAAGGTATCCAAGGACTTAAGGGTGAACAAGGACCAATTGGTTTACAAGGATTACAAGGACCAATTGGTTTAAAAGGAGATCAAGGACAAATTGGTTTACAAGGTGAATCTGGAAAAGATGGAAAAGATGGTAAAGATGGTAAGAATGGTTTAAATGGTAAAGACGGTAAAAATGGTTTAGATGGTAAAGACGGTAAAAATGGTTTAGATGGAAAAGATGGTTTAGATGGTAAAGATGGAAAAGATGGTTTAATTGGACCTAAAGGAGAACGTGGTCAAACTGGATTACAAGGTGTAAAGGGTGATCAAGGTATTCAAGGACTTAAGGGTGAGCAAGGACGAATTGGTTTACAAGGACATCAAGGACCAATTGGTTTACAAGGTTTACAAGGTATACAAGGGATTCAAGGAAAAAATGGATTAGACGGTAAACCTGGGATTAAAGGTGAGTCTGGAATTAAAGGGGAACAAGGAATACAAGGAATACCTGGAAAAAATGGTTTAGATGGAAGTATCGGTCCAATAGGACCAATTGGACCAATGGGTCTACAAGGACCAAAAGGTGATCAAGGGGAACGTGGTCTAACAGGATTACAAGGATTAAAAGGTGAACAAGGTCTACAGGGAAAACAAGGTGCTACAGGATTAAAGGGTGATCGTGGAGAAGCAAGTACTATTCAAGGTCCTATGGGACCTATAGGACCAAGAGGTTTAAAAGGCGACACCGGACCATCTGGACCAAAAGGAGAACCGGGTATTCAAGGACCCATCGGACCAATCGGTTTAAAAGGTGATCCTGGACCAATAGGGTCAATGGGACCAGTCGGATCACAAGGACCAAAAGGTGATCCAGGAATAAAGGGCGAACAAGGTTTACAGGGATTTAAAGGGGATCGTGGTGAAAAAGGTCATCAAGGTGACCGTGGAATTAAAGGTGAAAGTATAACTGGACCACAAGGACTACCTGGACTTCAAGGAGAACAAGGTATACCAGGACCGATTGGTTTACAAGGATCAATTGGATTACAAGGTCCACAAGGACTTCAAGGTCCACAAGGAAAACAAGGTAATCAGGGTCCTATTGGATTACAAGGTAAAACTGGTGAAAAGGGTGATTCTGGACCTATTGGACCTAAAGGTGATCCTGGAGTTAAGGGTGATCGTGGTGAACGAGGTCAACAAGGTTTAGAAGGAAAACAAGGCATTAAAGGTTTGAAAGGTGATCCAGGAATTAAGGGTGACCGAGGGGATCCAGGACCAACTGGACCAATGGGACCACAAGGTATGCCAGGAATACAAGGATATGGGCCTACCGGGCCTAAGGGAGAATCTGGTATAGGATTTTTGACTAAAAATAATATGTTGATGTTGGATTTAAATAACTTTAATCTTGATGAAAATCAAGCTAAACAAAATGGTAGTGGGACTTTGTATGTAGATTCACAGGGAAATTTAAAAGTTGTTATTTAATATAACTTTGTAATAGTTATTAATTCATTAGGTATTTTCTTTATCGCTTTTTTAATTTCTTTTTTCAATACTTTTATTCTACGATTCCATTCTGTTTTAATTAATTTACAATCTTTATCAAAACAACTTTTTCCTTGATATTTATCAGGATTAAATCTTATTAAGATCATCGGTCTATCAGCAAGGTCCGAAAATGTTTCATTTAATTTCGCTATTTCGCAAGTTGTAGAGTAATCTTTATGATCATTTTCATCACATTCTACTATCACTGTATGTGTAAACAATTCAAATAAGAAATCTGGACGTCGTTTTGAACATCCTTCTTTAACCCTTTTATCCTGAATAAAATCAATACCTAAATTCATATTTTTTAATGCTTCAGCTAATAAATTTTCTTTAGTTTTATAACGTCTTTTAATTTCAATATTAGGATTAAGTACACAATAACATTTAAAACAATATGGTTTATAAATTTTAGTACGTGACATACATTCTAAAATACAATTTTTACAAGAAATTTTAGGATTACATTCAATACAAATAGATTTAGATTTTTGATGTTCACATATTCCATTTCCATTACAATCTTTACAATGATATTTAAAATTATTATGTTCACAAATTTGACTTCCATTACATTCTTTACAGTAAGTTTTTCTTTTATCATGTTCACATATTCCTGAACCTTTACATTCTTTACATTGTGATTTTATTTTATCATGCTCGCAAATTGAACCTCCTTTACATTCTTTACACACTGTTCTATAATTATTATGTTCACATATATTTGATCCTTTACATTCTTTACAATTATATATAATTCTATTATGTTCACATAAAGCTTTTCCATCACATTCTTTACAAGTATCTTTTCTCCTATTATGATTACAAAATAAACTACCATTACATTCACCTTCATTACATTGAGTTTTTAATCTATCATGTTCACATATTTGATTACCATCACATTCTTTACAATATGATTTTAATTTATTATGTAAACAAAAAGCTTTTCCACCACATTCTTTACAATAATATTTATCTTTACCGTGTTCACAAATACTTATACCACCACATTCTTTACATCTTGATTTTCTTTTACCGTGTTCACATAAAATTCTGCCCATATTAATTAATAATTAAATTAAATTAAAATCAATTTTTGAATACTTATTTTATTATTATAATAATAATAAAATGTTAAGAGTATATGTAGACGGGGTATGGGACCTGACACATTATGGTCACATGAAACTTTTTGAACAAATTAAAAAGAAATTTCCAGATTGTCATTTAATTGCCGGTGTTTGTAATGATCAAGAAACAGAACTTTACAAAAGAACCACCGTGATGTCCAACGAAGAACGCTGTGAAACAATAAGACACATAAAGTGGATTGATGAAGTATTCCCCAATTCACCGTGGATTATAACTGAAGAATTTATGAATGAATATAATATAGACCTCGTATGTCATGATCCAAAACCAACAAGTGAATTTGATGAATACGCTATTCCTAAAAAATTAGGAAAGTTTTATGAAACGTATAGAACACCTGGAATATCAACAACTGATATTATAAAAAGAATAAAAGAAAACTAAAGTTTACTTTAATTTTATAACTTTTAAAAAAAGTTAGCAAAACAATTTAACTATAATTTTTGCTAACTTTTTTTTTAAAAAGTTTTTTAAGAACTATGCGCTACAAGATAAGTAGCAGTTAAATAGTCTTCTTTTTTTACTCCTAATGTCATTGCTTTTTGTAATGAAACACCTCCTTGAACTAAAGCTGTAGCAGCTACTACTTGAGGACTATTTGAAAACTTTTCAGTTTTTGGAATCAACATACCAATAAAGTAAAAAACTAAAATTGCTATAACGATTGGGTTCATGAATAAACTTTTTAAATCCATTTTATTTTATATTATTAGTAAATAAAATAAATAATAGAAATATCAAAAAAATATCAAAAGAAATATCTAATCGTAATTATTCTTTATGTCTAACATTCATGAAAATCGGGAATCTTGGTTTACCTGACTCATTTATTTCCCAGTATTTAATCGTAATAACAGTTCCTTTTGGATATAATTTTTTCCAATTTTTACGTTGTTCGTCATTAAAACCACTTCCAACTTCAAATGTACCTTTGTATTTTTGTTTTGCTTGAGGAGCCCATTTAACAATTAAGTTACCCATAACTTCACTATTACGTCCTTCTCCGAATTCCATTCCTTCTACGATAGCTTCATCATCAAAAAAGTCTTTTACTTTTAAAAGATGATGACTTCTCTTATTTTCATAAAATGAATCAGGGTGTCTGAGCATTGTTCCTTCAGCACCTAATTTAACTAAATTTTTATGAATAGTATCCATATGTTTTAGATCTTTGATGATAGTGTGTTCAACAACTTCTATATTAGGAATACCTTTTAATAGTTTTTTCATAAGAGTATATCTTTCACTAAATGGAAGATTGATAAGTGGCATATCAAATACCATAAATTTCGCTTTACGCCATTCGGACTCAACTGGAATTTTTTTACGGAATATACCAGTACCAGCAAAATCTTTTCTTTTAGTATAAAGTTCACCATCTAAAACTAAATCTTTAGGAAATTTTTCAGTAAAAGATTTAGGCGCAAAAAACGGTTTATTATTTCTTGACATGAATGAATCTGATTCACCATCATAAATCGCTCTGATACCATCTAATTTTTCACTTATATAATATCCGGTTGGATCTTGACCATTATATTTATGGGCTAACATTGTACCAAATGTATTTTTATTAAATTTTTTAAAAGTTGGAATATTTATATTAGTTTTATTAGCTTTATTAGTTGATCTTGACTTGGAACTACTGCTTCTTGGTGATTTTTTAGAACTTCTTTTCTTTACACTTTTGTTTTTAGTACTTTTATTACTTCTTTTAGGTGATTTTTTTTTTGTGCTACTTCGTTTTTTAGTGCTTTTTTTAGATAGACGTTTTTTAGATAGACGTTTTTTAGATAGACGTTTTTTAGTGCTTTTTTTAGATACACGTTTTTTAGCGCTTTTTTTAGATACACGTTTTTTAGCGCTTTTTTTAGATACACGTTTTTTAGCGCTTTTTTTAGATACACGTTTCTTAGATACACGTTTCTTAGCGCTTTTTTTAGATACACGTTTTTTAGTGCTTCTTTTTTTAGTACTTGTGTTGCTTTCTTTATCCTTAACCCATCGTTTAGTATTATTACTAGTAAGTATAACTTTATACATAAAATTATCATTACCTATTTTTTTAGTACCAATTGGAAATAAAGTGGCTGATTCACTAGGACTAGGTCGTGAATTTTTAGAAACCATCTAATATATTATTAAAACAATAAAATAATATTTTAAATAAGGAATTAAGTTATTAAAGATTTTACAACTTATTAAATATTTTAAATTTAAATTCAATTAATTTTTTTTATTTTGTTATATTATAATAATAAAATGTCTGCACCATTAGCAAGTTTATTTCACGGAGATATAACAATTGAAACGGGGTGTGATACAGCTCTTTATGGTCAAGGTTTATTACAAGTAGCTAACAATGTTATAATTTTAGGTACAACAAACGGTGTAGCGCCATCTGGTGGTGCTTTAAGTATTCCAAATGGAGGTTTATCTGTATTTAGAGATACATATTTAAATGGAACATTAACTGTAAATTCTACAAGTAATTTACAAACTACATTTATCGATACTACTTTAGGACCTCTTTCTGTTTCAGGTGGAAATGCTGTTACAGTAGCAGTTGGTGGTAGTGTATCTTTATTAACTACTAGCGGAAATGCTTCTTTAGTTGCTAGTGCAGGAAATACAATTGTAACTAGTGGATTGAATGCTGTAGATGCTGTTCAAATTACTGCTACAAATAATGCTGGAGGTGGTGTTACAGTACTTTCTGGACAAGCTGGTGGGTTAACTTTAATTTCAGGTTCAGGTGGTATTCAAGGTACAGCATCAGCTGGTAGTATTAATTTAACTGCTAATAATGGATCTGGTAGTTTTGTAGTAAATTCTAGTTCTGCTAATCAAAATTTAACATTAGCTCAATATGGAACAAATACAAGTTCCGGTGTATTAATTACCGCTGATGGTTATGGTAATGGTGGTAACGCTGTATTAATTACTAGTACCAATACAGCTGGTAATATTAATATTGTAAATAATCAAACTGCTGCTGGTACTGGTTCAGTTAACGTTAATTCAGGTGCTGGTGGTATTTATGCTACTACTTTAACAGGTGGTTCAATTGGATTAACTGCTAATGGAGCAAATAGTTATTTTTATGTAAATAGTACAGGTGGTAGTGGTCAAACTTTAACTGTAGGTGTTACTGGTGGAAGTTATGCTGGTAACCAACTTGTATTAACAAGTAATGGAACTAATCCAACACAAGCAATTTTAATTACTACAAGTACAACTAGTGGTGGTATAATGATTAGCGAACCAACTGGATCTCAAGGAGGAGTAGTAATTGATACTGGTTCAAGTGGTTTAAGCGCTACAACTCAAGTAGGAGGTGGTATTAATTTAACAGCTAATGGAGCAGCAAGTACATTCTATAATAATACTACAGCTCCTGGTCAAAATTTAACTATTTGTGTTAATGGAACAAGTGCTAATAGTTTAATTCTTTGTTCACAAGGTATGGGATCACAAGCAATTCAGTTGAATTCAACTGGTACTTCAGGTGGTATTTTCGCAACAGCAGCTGGTGCTATTAGTATTAATACCAGTGATGCTACAAACGGTATTAATATTGGTACAGCAACTACTGTACCAGTTACAATTGGTACAAGTACTAGCACTACAACTGTTATGGGTAATTTGGATGTACGTGGTACTACTACAACAGTTGAATCTACAATTGTTCAAATTACTGATAATATTATTGAAATCAATAATGGTCCAACTGGTACGGCTGATGGTGGTGTTGCTACTAAAAGATATCAACCTGCAAATAATAATTGTATTGGAGATGTCGTGGCAGATACACCTGATTATTTTGGTTCTGTTCTTTCAGCTACTGCTACATCTATTACATTAGATACTACTCAATCTACTATAGGGGGTATTCCAACTGCAACTGACTTTACTGGATGGTGGATTAAAATTACTACAGGAACTGGTGCGTGCGAAGTCAGACGTATTAAATCAAATGCTTCAGGTGTAATGCAAATTTTTTCAAGTGCCGATCAAACAACTCCAGGAAGTGGAATTTACAATACAGTTCCACCTGAAGGTTTAGATTGGAATGCAACTGATGCAAATTCAGTTGCTGGAGCAATTCCTAATAGTACATCTACATACGCACTTTATCCATGTGAATGGATCATTAGTATGTGGGATAGTACATCTAACAGATACGTACTTGTTTGTTCACCTATGATTTCTACTAGTTCAGCTCCACCAATTGCTCATTATGTTGATTTACAAATCAATAATTTATATGCTAATGCTATTTCAGCTACAACCATTAACGGTGTATTAGCTGATACTCAAATTTCATTCACTTTAGCAGATAATACTACAGCTTTATATGAATTAAAACCATCAAATGTAACTGGTGGACAATTCGCACATCCTTACGGTATTTATATTGTTCTAGTTAGACCTACTACTGCTCAACAAACACGCTCTTCTGCTATCTTTTTAGTAGGTTCATTAGGAAATACTACTTGTGGTCAAGTTGTCAGAATTATTTCAGTCAAGGGAACTACAAATGAACAACTAGATATGTCTTGGCCAGCATCAGGTGGTGGTTTTACTGGTTATCCATGTATTCAATATAGACCTGCTCCAGGAACTGCGACTAATACTAATTACACTGCCAAGATTATTGCTGTCTAGAAACTTTAAAATAAGACGGTTCAAATCAAAACAAAGAAATATTCTAAATTTTTATTAAATCTAATAATTTAATAAAAATTTCAATTAGTAGTTAATTAAACCCACGAAGCTATTTTAAATCTGTAAAAAAGTTTTAACAAAAAATGAATATATTTTTTTTATTAAACAATAATAAATGTCATTAATAGGTGTAAATTTGTTAAATAATACTTTTGTACAAGATCCAAATCCAAATTGGATAAAAATTGATGGTGTTGCTATTGGCGAATCTAATAAATATGGTTATATTTCTGTTAATAGTAATGGAGATATAGGTGGACTTTTAAATAAATTATCACAAGATCCAAATGTGTGTTGTGTAGTTTATAATTGGTCTAATTATACTGGGTATGTAAAAATTGGATTTAATTTAAGTAATCGTAGTGATTATAAATTAGTAAATGGTTATACAACATTTGTTTTAAAAAGTAAAGTACCTAGTTATTATCCAACTCCAATACCTAATCCAATACCTAATCCGATACCAAATCCAACACCAAATCCGAATCAACAATTTATTACATGGAATAAATCAAATAGTAATTTCCAATTAAATGGAAAGATATTTGTACCAGTGGGTGTAAATTGTTTTGGATTAGGATTATGTCAAGAATATATGAATTATATGTCTCATCAACAAATAAGTGAAATTTTTAATAGTGTAAAAAAATTAAATGGTACAACTATTAGATCTCATACACTAGGGTTTTCTGCATCAAGCGAACATAGTTTATTAGATAATAATTTAAATTTTAGAGAAGCTGCCTGGGATCCTATTGATTTTTCTTTAAGTGAAGCTAAAAGAACTGGGTTAAAAGTAATACCGATATTATGTGATCCTTATGAATATTATCATGGAAGTTATAGAGCATTTTGTACAAATGGTATTCCAAAAGAACAATTTTTTACACATTCGGTACCACGTAATAATTTTAAAAAATTTATATCCGGATGGTTAAATCATACTAATAAATATACAGGTATAGTTAACAAAAATTGTTCAGATATTTTTGCTTTGGAATTAGGTAATGAATTAGGTGAACAACGACAGGATTCTGGATCAACTGCTATTCCTAGTACAGATTGGTTAACAGATATTTCAAATTATATAAAATCAATTGCTCCTAATATTTTAGTGCTTTGTCCAACTGACGAGTCTTTAGGTCAAAGTGACGAGTTTTCCATTAAAAATTTAGATATTTATTCACAACACTTTTATTGGAATGACTTTGATAGAATGAATAGAAATTATAATAATGCTAAAAATGTAAATAAACCATATATTATAGGTGAATATAGTTCACAATTTGGAAATGATTGGTTTTCTTATATTGAAAAACAAGGTGTTCATGGATCATTTGCTTGGAGTTTGTACCCACATGAATCTAATGCAAATAGACTCGTTCATGGAGATGGTTTTGATTTTTGGTACGATAATAAAACGGCTGAAAATACACGTCAATTATTACTTTTAACTAATCATTTTAGACGACTTCAAAATTTACCAACTATTTCTCAATTGTTATTTTAATTTTAAAAAGTTTTTTTAAATATATATATTATAGAATGAACTATAATATATTATTAGCAATTATTTTTGGAGTATTAGCTTTAATACTTGGAATAACAGATACAATTTATGCAGGTTATGGTTTTAATAAAGAAGATAAAGATGGAGTTATAAATAATAATATTCCTCTTTTATTTATATTTACTGGTATAATTATCACAATAGGGGCTGTTTATTACATTAACATTTTATATCCACAATTAAATCCCGAAGTACCTACTTCTTAATTTATTCAGACGAAATACCGTCAATAGCTTCAGAACTACCTTCGACTGGTGTAGGTGAACCTGGATATAAATTAAAGTGAAGAGCTCCGCCTTGATCATTACATGATTCCCAAAGATCTTCAATTATATATTTTTGAACAATAAAGCATTTGTTAAATACATTTGTAATAACATCTCTTCGTTGATTTTCCTTATTATTACTGGCTTCGTATTCATCTTTTAATGTTTTTTCTATATATTGAAAAAGAGCATAATAACTAGTTCCGAGATCAGGTAATACTGTTTTTCTAGTTGGATTGAAATATTCTTCGGTTTCATCAGTATAATTCCTATATTCATCTAATTTAAGAGGTAATGTTTCTTGTGTCAATAAACCAGCATAAAATTGAGTTACATTGTGAGCATCTCTAATAATATCTAATTGTTTATTAAATCTAAGTTTATTATATTGGCATATTTGAGCAGCTTGAGGTATACTTTGTGAACTTCCCATTATATTTATATAATATACTTTATAAAAAAAATTTTTAAATTAAATTAAATTTAATTTAAAAAACGAAAAGATTTTGTTAATTAATAGTATTTTAATTTCTTACTATTATTTTTACCAACAATTATAGTAAATTCTTTAGATATTACTGGTAAATTATTATGAACAGTTGTAATATCATAAACATCTAATAAATTATGTTTTTTACATTCTGATATACCCATTCTATCTCTTGGATTATCAAGATATTTTTTAATATCAAAAGCATAGTAAGAGTGTTCTTTCTTTACTTTACTATAAAATTCTTTTGAACTTTTTAGTTTTAAACCATAATTTGTTTCATTTATTCTATGAATAAAAGGATTATCTAATATACGATATTTAACTTGATTTGGTTCAATATCATCTTCTATAGGTATTACAGTTAAATTAATAGTAAAAATATCATCTTCTTCAAACTCAAAATTAATATTTTGTTCTGTAATTAAATAATCATTCATATCATATTTAGCAATATGATTTAAAATCATATATTTTGAATCGAGTGTTTTAATAAATGATTGTTCTTGTTGATGACTTATACAATTAGGAATAGGAAATACAATTTGTTCAGTACATTTACTTTCTATAAAAATTCTAACTTCATCTACAGTTTCTTCATGTTTAATCATATATAATATATCTTCTGATATATCATCTAAAAATTTAATTACTCTTTCTACAGCTGGTTTTTCTTTAATAAGAAATGTTTCTGTTAAAATACTAATACATCCACTTAATGCTACTCCTAACTTTATTTTAATTATATCAGTATCTTTTATATCTGTATCAATTTCTCCTGTATGATTTGAAATCATATTATTCAATGAAATAGATACGGGAAAAGCTATATTTTTATCTTTATCTTTTTTATAAATATTAGATAATTCAGTTAAAATCATTTGATTACCTATATCACAGAGTTTTTTAATATTTCTTTCTTGATTTGAAATAACAAGTTCTTTTAAATGTTTATAAACTTTACCACAAATAGTAGCACAAGTATTATATTTACCAATTGTATCAGATGATAATATAGATTCTGACTCCATGGTTAGCTTAATTAGTTATTTAATATAACTAATTATTTTTAAATTAAATTACTGACGAAATGTACAATTAAATTAATTCATAATCAAAATTGTTAATATTATGTAATATATGTCGAAATTTAAGAGAATGTTCTTGGATATATTTAAAATTTTGTCCTTTAGTGTAATAAAAAAGTTTAACTAAATCGTAGTTAATAATTTTAATAACATTATTGTATTTCATTTCATTTTCAAATTTATATATATAATTATAAAAAGTAGTATCAAAAATCATATTTATACATACATTTCGTATATATAAATTTAATGTTAATTAAACGAAGGATTTATATCCTTTTTTATTCTTCAGATTTATTTACTTTAATCCAATTTCTTATATCATTTATATTTAATAAAACTGATTCTGAATCTCTAACAATTATATCATCTTTGTTAAAATTATCAGATACAATTATATTATTAAGTATTAAATTTTCTCTGTTATCATTTAACATATCATTTATTATATTTTTTAATAATATTTCTTTATGTTCAAATTCTGAACTTATTTTAGGGTAAATGATATTATAAATGTTATTAATTTTAGTACCTTTATCTATTTGAGTGTTAATAATAATATTATATATTTTTTCTTTTAAATTATCATCATTATTAAATATAGTACCTAATTTTTTCTTTATATTAAAAATTTCATTATTTTGTTTATCTGTATAAATACTATATTCATTAAATTCATTAAATACATTTGTTTCATTGGTTTCATTAATATATTTATCAATATCTATATAATATTTATAATCTAGGTGTTTTATATTTTTAATTTTTTGATCATCTTTTGAAATGCTATATGGTATAAATGCTCCAAAGTTTGTTAATAAACCTCCAATATTAGTATAATTTGATTGTGCTATACCAATAATTTTAATTATTTCCTTACTATCTTTTATTTTAGAAGATGTATTAAGTAATTTAAATACATTTTTATAAGTTTTAAGATCTAATAATTTACTATATTGTTTTATTAATGAAGACATAGAAATAATTTTAAGTTTTTTATTATTAAATTCAGTACTAATAATACCTGTTTCAAAAATAGGTAATATAATACCTTTATTAGTCATTAAATAATTAATTTTATGAAAATCATTTTCAATTTGATATTTGATATAACCTGCTTCTTTTACACCTTTTAATATATCATGTATGTTATCAACTTTTAATAATGGTATATAAGGTATTATTTTATCATTTTCTATAGGTTCACCATAATTGATTGGATAGTCATTTTTCTTTATACAACTATCTTTATAATATTTTAATAAAAATTTTATAATGTTATCATCCGCTGAAAATTCTTTTCTATCAATTATATAATTATTAGCTTTAGGAATAGTAACTCTAACTAATAATTCAAAATATTTTTGACGTTTTAATAATATAATAAATGGTCTATCAAATTTATTTGGATTAAACCCTTTTGGTCTACAAAGAACTCTTAAATCTATTTGTTCTTTACCATTTTCTTTAATATCAATAATAATAATATTTTTCTTTATAATTTTTTCTAATAGTTCTATAGTTTCATACCAATTTACATTTTTATCAAATGATTTAATATAAGAATCAATATTCGAATATTTTAGTAATAAATCACCATTATTTAATTTATTAAATTCTTTTATATTTTTAACTAGATACTTATATATAATATTTTTGAATTCAGTATAATTTGTTATTTTCTTTGATTTGATTTTATTATCAATAGCTAGTAAAATTACGTATAAAAATGAATTAATTTCATCTTTAATTATACCTTGTCTATAAAATAGGTCTTTATAATTGGGTGATAATTCGTTAAATAGATTGATTAATTCTTGTGGTAAATAAGCTAATTTACCAGGATTTAAAATTTTAGTATCAGATGTTAATATATATTGATTTACGTTATTATTTTTTTTACTTTTGGCAGTTAAATAAGGAGATATTTCTTTATCAAAACAACATGGAATGCTTGTATTTTTATATCTAAAAAAAGGCATATTTTTATGTTCATCACAAGGCGAATTAATTTTAAATTTTGATCCAGTATTGTTAAGATTTGGTTTAAATGAACATTCTGTTTTAGATGATGGATATATAATTTTACTTAATGAAATAGCATTTAACCATATATTATCTTCTTTACTAATTGTTTCAATTAAATCTTTATTATTAATAGGTATTAATAGCGGTCTTTCGTTTTTAAGATCTTGTTCTAAATAATAATATCTAGAAACACTATTATCTTCATTTAGTCCATTTCTATAATCAGATATTACTCTAATAACAAATGTTTCAAAAGATTTTTTACCATTTGTTATTTTAACTTTAAAATTAGATGGTTCTACTTCTATAGTTAATGCGTCTTTATCTATATTTCTAATATAATTAACATTACCCTTTTGATTATTTTTAAAACAACATACAATATCAGAATTAGTAAAACCTGGATATGGATATTTTATATTTGGGCATCTAAAATCTTTATTTTTATAAGTCAAAATATAAGAATCATCTATTAAAGCATCTAAATTATCATGGTTAATATCTGGATGTCTAGGAGCTTGACATTTAGCAGAATTTAAATTTTCAACACCTTCTTTTTTTAATATCTTCATCTGACTTATTTTTTTTATAATTCTTTCAGATGTTTTAACGTCAAAATATCCATTTTTATTAGTAGATAAAGCTATAAGATTTAAAATGTAAATGTTAGCAAGAATAATGACCGTTTGATTTAAATTACTAGCTGCGTATATATTAACTATACTTGAATTTTCTAAATGTGAATTATCTCTAATATTTATAGTAATACCTTTAATATCATTATCAAAGCTACGCTCGTTACTTTTAAATTTTTTATAATATGCCGAAAAAACTTCAGTTGATTCTGTATCTTTTTTTTCAAAAAGATTCTCTCTAATAAAATCAGAATTTAATAAATTACTTAATTTACTTCTATTAATTTCAAAATCTGTTTGTATACTAGAATCTATTGAATCTACATTAACATTAGAATCATTGATTAAATTAATTCTTTTAGATTGTAAAAATACACCTTGAAAGGTATTCAATTTAAGAATAATTTCATCAATATTTTTTATAATAATATTATAAATATCATCGTAATTCATAGTTGAATAAATATCATCTTTGGAAAATAAGGCATTTACATAAATTTCACCATTTGATAATATATTAATACTAATATATGTTTTAGAATTTTCTAATCTAGATTTGATTAAAAGACCCTTAATAATTTTATAAGTAGCTTGATTTATTTTTTTCTTTTCATTTAAAACCCAACTTTTTATATCTTTATCCGAAACTACATTTAAAATATTATTATAAGCCTTTATTTGAGGTGTTTTAGTATTAGAATTTCTTTTACTTAATGCTATAAATGGTATTTGTTCATTTAATTCAAATGTATTAAAAATTTCATTTAATTTTATGAATGGACCTTTAACACCATTTTCTACATTACTTCCAATTATTTTTATACGAATATCATTTATAGTTATTTTATAATCACCTAAATCAATTTTATCATTTATAGATATATTTTGAAAATCGGTTAATAGATTATCAACTGGAAACTGACCAGCTAAATTAATTCGTTGTTTACGTTTTAAATTATTATATCTACTAATTTCTTCTTCGTATATATTACTGCTTTTATAAGTAGAACGTATTTTAGTCATCATAACATATTCTAAATCGGCTATATCTAAATCAAAATATCCATTATTTACTAATTCATTTAATATATTATTCAATTGTTCTTTACCAGTATCGCTTAGTATATCACTTACTATATCATCATAATTATCTAATATAGGATCATCTAATAAAGTACTAATATATAGTTCTGGTGTAAAATCATCAATTAATAAATCATTATAATATTCATATATTAAATCATAACGATTTGTTATATCTATATATATATCTTCATTTTCATTAAAAATTTGTAATTTTACTAATTCAGGAATTTGAGCATAATTTTCATCCAAAAATAATTTATCCTTAATACTTTTTATAGAATCATCAAGTAAAATAGGATATGTTAACTCAATAGCTTTTTCTTTTAATTTTGAGTCTAATATATAGGCTTTAACATTTAATGATTTTAAAGACATTATTTCTTAATTAATATATGTAAACAAAAGAAAAATTCATATTTAATTTTAGTAAAAAAATAAATTAAAAATGGAAAAAAGTTAAACTGCAATCTTAAATTTTTGGACTCTAAACAAATGTCTTTTTAATAATTGTATTTGATATTTTGTTTATGATATCCTTAAAAGTCTTTAAAATACCTATTATATCATTAATATTTTTAAAACCAGTTACTATAATATTACCACTTTGAAAAATTAAAAATGTTATATTATTACAAGTACATTTGTTATTACACAGACATTTTCCATCATTCAAATAATTTTGATTAATTTTATACGTTAATTTTACACCAGAATATTTTTCAGGTGTATATTCTGTTATATAATTTAATTCTAATAATTTGTTAAAAAGTCGTTGTCTATTAAGTTCAAAATCTAATTTAAAGTAGATATTTATAGTGTTAACATTCATATTTAAATTATTAATATCATTTAGTTTTTCTTGTAGTGGTTCAGTTATAAATGGATTACAGCTGTAGTTATATTCAATTAAATTTTTTGTAATAATTTCATTTTCAATTAATTTTGCTTGTGTTATTTCATAACTAATATTTCCGATTATAGTAGAAGTACCATTGCCATCATAAAATATAAAATTTTTATCAAAGTGAATATTAGAGTTATTTTTATATAATTTACTTTTATTTCTAATTAAATTAATTTTAGAATATCCTATATTTTTTCCATCCATATTTAAAATATTTCTAGTTCTTTTGGCTTCTAATTTATTAGACATAAATACTCTTAATTTTTTAGTTGATGAATCTATATCAATATCGATATCAGTAATATAATATTCTTTTTTATTAATAACATAAATCAAAGAATTTAATTTATAACCTATTGTAGTTTTATTAGTAAGTTTAGTTGAATATACATTATTACTACTATCTAAATAAACACCATTTGTATCTTTTGTAAGTAAAATTGTAGAAAATGTATTTTTAAATTTTTCAAGTTTTTTATAAAGAATTAATACTATTTCTTGACCTTCAAGAGTATTTTTAACACCAGTTAAATGTAGACTACCATTTCCAAAAATTTTAACATTAACTATATTTTCATCACAGTTTTTATTATCTTTATCTTTTCCTATATGTTTTATAATCAAAGACACTTGGTTATAAAATAATTTTTTGTTTATTTTATTCTCGTTTTTACTCTTTGATTTTTTATAAATCGCTGTTAAATATTTACCCTTAATAATTGATTCGCCATTGCCATAATGATATTTTATACCTAAAATAGTATCATCAATGTCAAGATACCGTCCTATATTATTCAAGTTAAATTGGCAATCTGGTATTTGCATAGTCATCGTTATAGTAGACACTTTATAATCTATTTTAGTGATATTTTTATTGATATCTTCTTTATCATGATTTTTTTCGTTAAGTAATATTGTCACTGACATAAATCTTATTATAATCATAATATTTTATCTTTAAATTCAATTTAATTTAAAGAATTATTTTAATTAAGAACTAGCAGAAGCAAATTGATCAGTAAAATTATTATACCATTGTGTTTTTTTAATATTATTTAATTCATCAACAGTTGGCGCTCTTACACAGAAACCTCTAGTACCAGTAGGTCCTTTACCATTTTTAACAAGTTCAGGTGTACATTTTTTATCATTACCTAATGTTTTATTTAAAATAGTTCCAAATGTTTTACTTGAAACAGTAGCATCTATTTTATCGAATAATGGTATACCACTACATATAGACCAAGTATTACCAGAACTATCAATTGCATCAGAAGGATTAGTGCATTTAGGATTATTTATATCAGATAAATCAGTTGGATACGAAACTCCTGACGCATTTTTACAAATACTACTTTGTAATATATCACCTGGATTACACATAATATTTCCATTTTTATCAGTTGGGGCATAAGGTTTTATATTTTTACTTGCATCTGTATTATAACATAGAGCTCCAGTAGAATCAATTTTATTTCCATAATTATCTTTAAAACAATGATATTCACCATTATCAAGAGTAATTTCTTGTGGAATAGCACCTACACTACGTATTTTTTGTGTTATTGAATCTGCACCTTTTTGTTGTAAATAATTTATTTGATTTACCTGTTTTAATTGATTTACTACAGTAGGATCTTTTAATAGTTGTCTAACAGCTGAATCTTTAGAATCATTAATATTAATATACGCGTTTAATCCTAATTTATCATCTTTAAAATTACTACAATAATTTGCCGGAACATCACCAGGTTTAGTTGAACATATTTTATCTATATTATCTGATATAGTTTTATGTATTTTACCACACCAATGCGAATTATTAGTTAATTCACCAAGTCCACATTCATGTTGTTGCCAAGTACTTTTATTATTATTAGATTGTCCTGCATTAATTTTATTAAATAAAGTTCTAGCTTTTGAATTTTCATCTCGAATTTTCTTTACAAAATAAGTTGAAAATTCACCATCATTACATTTTGGTTTATCACTTGTTTCGACTATATCATCATAAGTAATATATTTAGTCCCATCTGTTTTAGATAATCTATCTGGATGTTGAAGTTTATGATACGTATAATGTCCACCTTTAAAATTTAAACTTGGTGATACTTTAAAAATATGTTTAGTACTATTAGTATTATTAGGATCTTCATGAAGACATGTTAAATTACTAAACGGATTTTCACTTCCAACGCCAGCAAATTTTTCTGTTTGATGTGAATTAATGAATAAATAGTAAATAACAATGAATAATAAAACAAGTGTCATGAGATTCATTTGTAAATATATATTATAAGTAATTAAAAAAATTTTTTTAAAATGTTTTGTTTAAAAATAAAATGACAAGTAATAATAATGAAACAATCGTTAATATCAGAACATGTTAATTATAGTTTTGAAATATCTAATATTTATGATATAGATAAAATACATAACAAAATTCAAAATATTCTTACAGAATTAGAGTATAATATAGTATTTATAGCATACAACAATACGCATTTAAAAATAACATTTAAAAATAATTTAACAGATGAACAAGAAAATTTACTTATGAATATTTTATTGAAATATATAAAAGAAAACTAACCTAATCTAACAAGCATTTAAACAATTTTATCCAATTCAATTAAAGTTTTCATAATATTATTAAGATAATACATACCAATACTAGTAGAAATATGCCACCAAGCATGTAATTGTAAAAATTGTATATCAGAACAATACATATTTTCAATATTCCATATTAACAAACTAAATATAAATATATATATGCCAATTTTATTAAAACTTCTTAATTTATATTTTAATGTAAAATAAGGTTTATAAATTGTATGATTAGTTTCTAATTTTACATTATTTATCTTTCTTAAAAAAGATATAGTATTAAAACTTCTTTTTTTACGATAAAAAATACTAAGACTCGATGTACAAAAATCATGTCCTTTTTCTTCATCGGTATAATCAAAATGATTTGTTTTTAATTTGTTTAGTTTATTATAAAAAAGATTGTTTAAATTATTATTAACAATATACATTATAAAACATAATGTACAAATGACACATGTTAAAAATCCTTGAAAAAATACAATTTGTAATTTTGGCGTAATAAAATAACTAGATACAATTATAACTGAAATATGATAAAAATTTAAACTTGATACATCAAAAATATTCTGTAAATTCGTATTTATATTATAAAATCGTGTAGTAAAACTTCTTTTGAAAATTTTTAATTGTATAAAAATATTATAAAAATCTATAGCTATTAATAACATAGGTAACTCATCTAATAATTGAAATAGATAATACAATGTACCATGAAATAACATTGTACCTATACCAACAATGAACAAAACACAATTACTAAAATATAGTCTTGTATGTCCACTTTTTTTATTTTCATAAAAATTTATAATAGCAGTAATACATAATGCTAAACCAGTTATTGTATTAAAAAACTCTGATATATATTCAGAATGAATATTATCAGCTTCGCACCAATTAATACTTGAGTTTAGAGTTAATATATTATTTAAAGTAGCTTCTTCACCAAAGATCCTATACATATTAAAAATTAATTAATTTTTGTATTAATTCATTTTTTAACTAAATTAAAAGTTTTTTCATTTTTTTATTTTCTATAGTTATAATAATAATAATAAATGGCGAATCAAGGTATTAGAGTGCATGATAACAAACAAGCAGAATATTTATCATTTACAAATAGTCTTTATGATAATTGTAACATTCAAAAGAAAGAACAAGAAAGCACTGGACCGTATAATTGGATTACTGACAAAGTTAACGAGTCTCAAAATCCATGTTTTGTAGGTCAATCTCCATTTATGCATAATCAATTTCAAAGTATTCCTATGAATTTAGTAGATGCTGAAAGTGATCTTCGTAATCAAACTAGACTTCTTAGTCGTTGTCCAGAAGCACGTTTTGATCCTACAAAATTAGACAATTGTCAACAATGTGAAAAATGTAATCAAGGGTTACCATGCGGATGTTCTCATTGTAAAGAAACTAAATACAATCAAAAGTTAACTGATTGTAAAACTGACTTTTTAGTTCCAAATTACACAAGAGTCAAAAAACCATGTAATATTTTTTCAGGTATCACTATTAATAGATTCAATCCAATGTGTGATGATTTACAAGACTTAAACACTATTCAATCTAACAGTTACATTGGTAGTAACACACGTCTTCAAGTTAGAGATGCTTTCCGTAAAGAACCAGTTCAAAACTTGAAATTACAAACATCAGCACCTATGTTCCCTGCAGCTGGTTATAGACTTTGAAAACCGTCTTTATTTCGAGTTTTATGAGCTTTTTCAATAAGAATTTTATAGTAAATAAGTTTCCACCACTTTTGTATTTTTGTAGCCATAATAATGTAAGTTTTTTCAGTTGGAATTTTACTCCAATCATGAGTAAATATTAGATATCCATCTTTGTCTTCAAAAACCCCCATACTTTCTTTAAAACTTAAATAAAAAAATATTTTTTTTTAAATTAAAAAATTAAACTTAACAAATTAAAGTAAACTATCAAAAAGTTCTCGGATTTTAGAATTATCAAATTCATTTTCATTATCAATTTGTTCAACATCTGATGAAAAAGTTTTAATTTCTTCATTTTGTTCTTTTTTAGATTTGATTACAATTTTTGGTTTTTTAAAAAGACTACGTTTTTCTTGATTCGTATAAATATACCACGCGCTACCAGCTATGCCCATAATAAGGAATGCTCCTACAGTTTTTCCAGCTCCTCTAACAAAAGAATGTAAAAAAAGATCACTGATATCAGTCATTATATAAATAAAACATTTAAAATTAATTTAGTAATCAAACGTGCGCAAATAAATAAAATTAATTATTAATATATATTAATAAGTAATAATGAACTCGGTTATAAAAAATATAAAACAACAATATTTTACACTACAAAATATAAATTTCATATGTGAAATATTAAATAATAAATATAATGTAGAAATTAATAAGGATAAATTATTTAAAATTCAAAATGATACTTTTAATAATTTTCTTAATAAGATGTATGATAAAAATATAGATGTACAACAATTAAATAATATTCTTGTTGAATTAAATAAATTAACTATACAATTATATCTTACACCAGAAAATTCTAATATAATTGAACCAATTCCAAATCAAACTCAAACTCTAAATCAAATAACAGATATAGTAACTCAATCATTAGATTCAATTAATTTAGATTCATTATTTGATGTTAAAAATTTAATAAAAGAATTAGTAAATGAATTTAAGAATACAAGTAAAGAATCTAATGATACAATTAAAGAAATTAAAGATATTTTAAACAATTTATCTAATAATGAACTAAATAAACAAGACAATGACAACAATAACAAAGACAACAAAGACAAAGACCATAAAGACAATGATAACAATAAAGAAAAAAATTATATATATTTGGATTTATATTCAATTACTTCCAAATACAACGAAGCAGAATATAATTTTATATTTGATATTCCTGTACAAAATTTTACAGTTGATTGTTTTAAAATTTATTCAAATGACATGTTTAATAATATAAATGAACATAATAATAAAATACAGTTAATTGAAAATGATAGTAAAACAAAAATAATTATACCTCAAGGTAATTATAGTATACAAGAGTTAGTTGACATTATTGAAAAATTAATTAATGGAAAAAGTGTATTTAAATCATATAAAATATTATATGATAAAAATAAAAACAGAATACAGATATCTAATGAAAAAATTTTTAATATAACATTTATAGAAAGTGGATCTGGCTTTCAATTAAAAGATATATTAGGATATTCTAAAAATGAATATAATAGTAATAGTAATTATTCAAGTGAAAGTGAACCAAATAACAATGTTTTAAAAGAAATATATGTAAAAAGTGATAATGATAATATGAACATATTTTATACAAATTTAAATAAACCAAATAACGATAATGATAATGATAATTCATTTAAATACTTTTACCGTGATATCAATGAAAAAATTTCATTTAACCTAACTGAACCTATATATAAAATTAATTTACAGTTATATTATAAATTAAATAATAAAATTATTAAATTCGTTAAAAAAATAGATTTCAATATAGTTTTAAAAGTTGAAATGTAGCCCAACAACTCTTCACTTGTAGCTTGTCTTATTTTTTAGTCTTTTTGATATTAGCTTTTACTTTGTTTTCTACAGCAAAAACTTTGTTTGTTAAAATACTTTCTGCTAGTTCTTCTGCTTTTTCATCAGTGCATTTAAGTTTCTCAGCAATTTTTTCGATAATTGCTGGACGTTTCATACCTTGATTAGTCTTCCTTTGATAAATAACAATATCACCATCTGCTAAACTAATGTTATCTAAACCTTGATCAAGCATATATTCCTGAATATCTGCTTCAAGTGTTTGTAAAACTTTTTTTTGTTCAGCTTGCTTTTTTCTAAATTGTACGATTTCCTTTTGTAAAGCAATGTATAATTTAAATTTTTCTTGAATCGAAACAATATTTTCTGTTTCAGACATATCTTGTTTTATTTATATATAAATGTTATATTTAAATAAAATTATTTGAGCGAAAAACTTTTTAAAAAAAATCTATATCAAAAATCTATATCAAAAATCTATATCAAAAATCTATATCAAAAATCTATATCAAAAATTATGTAAATTTAATCGAGAATTCATCTACACAAGGTCTTATTTCACAATGATGATCTGTATTTAATACC